TCATTAAGGAGTTCTTCTCTTCGGTCTTTCATTTTCGTGTCAGCGTTAGCCGACATTTGTTGTACCCAATAAGCTACAGCCATAGCTAAGGCGTCTAAGCGGTCGTCTTGAAGGATAGATCCTTTCTCCGCTGTAAGGCGTGATAGCTGGTACATAAGTGAATATCGTGTTTGAATTTCGATAGGATATGACGCTAGGCTTTGATAATCGTGTTTAATAACGGTGGGATCAACGACGAGTTTATGGGCGTTTAAAACGGGTTCTAGCGTGTCTATCATCCGTCTTTCCTTCTGAATATTGTGTCTTACTTCACTAAGTGTAACGGGATAAACGGAGGTAATAACAGGTTTAAAAAGCTCGGTGAACATACCATCGCCCATATTGGACTCAATAATGATTTCGTTGACCTTGTAGCGTTTTGCTACACGAGCTAGTTCATTAAGGACGTTCTCACCGTATCCGCCTTTAATGCCGTTACAAGCGTGTACAAACAGGAACCCATTCAGCATCTTAACGACGCTATAGGCGGTTTCATCGCGACCACGACCCGATGGGTCAATCGCCATAACGGAGCCTGTGTACTCGACCATATCTCCTAGTGTTTGGAATGGACGGTAGAACCTATCGCCGTTAAAACCGACGTTTGGAAGGTCGCCTATAGCGAGGTCAGGGGACGAAGCCCACACATACTTTTCATGTGCCACATCGTTATCGAGGTCATGTACGATTAGATCGTTGATCTTTAACGGGTAGCGATCAGCGTCGCTTAGGCGGGGATTCAGGAGGAACTGTAACGAGTACCCGGATCTTCCGTATGAGAGCTTTCGTTCTTCAAGGTCGATGTCAGAGAACCGTAAAGGCTCGGTTGATTTCCCGATATTATCGTCGGTTGTATTCTCGTCTATAAACGGGGCAATAGCGCCGTCGTAGATGGTTGTGTTCTTTTTGGAACCGACATACTCCGAAGGCCAAATACGAATGGCGTATCCACGCTCTCTTAGTTTGTTGTAGATGGAGTCTTCGCATTGAGGTGTCCCTAGGAATAGAATACGGGAGGTATCTAGCGGTTTAACGATAGCATCAAACTCTTTTACTTGGTCAGATAGTTTATCACGCATTCCTTGGGTAGCTGAGTTGTTCGCCACTTCCACGTCATCAGCGACGATTATATCGGCACGAGATCCCGTCAACTGCGAGGTGATACCTAACGACTTAACCGACGGTGCATGGGACGCTGGAGCGGGGCCAACATCAAATGAGATCTTAGAGAAGCGTTGCCCGTCTCGTGGCTTTAGACCCTCCAATACGGGGATTTCATGGATCAACCTAAGCGTGAAGGTACTGAAGTCATCAGAACGCGTTTTAGACGCCGATACGACGAGTATATTCTTAGATGGATCTAGGAGTAGTTGGTGGACGACATAGGCGGAACAGATCCACGATTTACCCACGCCTCGGAACGCCATGACGATTGCTCGCTTTGGGCCGTATTGTAGGTAGTTTGCAATGTCGTACTGAAGCGGTGTAGGGTCAGGTAGACCTAGGTGCTTCCAACAAACGAACAAGAAGTTTCGGAAGTCCCGAAGCTCCGCTGGAACCTCGTTCATTATTTCGACTGTCTAAGGGCTTCTTGTGTGTGTGAGGACTCGTCAAAAGGGAGTACATCAGCGAGTTTACCAAGCGGTGAAGACTTCTCGGTTACGCTGATAATATCGTTGTCCTTTAGGAATTGCCTAGCTCCGTTTAAGATCGCCGCATTAGGATCATCAAGATCCATATCGGATATAACTTTACGGTAGGTGTCGGCAAGTAAGACCTGAAGTTCTTCTAGTTGTTCGCGTTTCTTCATAGTTATGGTGCGGATGTTTTATATGGGTGTGAAGATGGTAGGTCTGCTGTCAGCCCCCACTTGTGTGCTAGGTAACCTTCGATCTTATCGGAGTTTGCTTGTGTTACATCTTCCGTAAATATTACCTCGCCCCAATCAGAGTCTGCGTTGTTCTGATAATCGTTCAGTCTTACTGACATAGCACCCATTGTGGATAGTCCTGACTGAGTAACATTGGTGTTATAATTTGTAGCATTTAAAGCTAAGGTTGCGCGAGTGTTAGGAATATCCATTTCAGCAGATAACATTACCCATTGGTTCAACAAGTTTGTAGAGTTACCTGTCATGTTTGTACCCGGATTCATGTACCAATCACCTGAGAATACACCAGCACCACTCATGTTAAACATGATCATCTGTAGTGTTGGATTACTCTTAGTGAATGTTACGAGTGCATCGTGATTATCAGACGCTGTAACCTTGACCACAAAGAACCATTTATGAACAGCAGTTGAACTAAACCCTACACTTGTGTATGAAGTCGCATCTGAGTTGTTATCAAACCTAAGTATATTCTTGTTGTTCTGTGCTGTATTAACCGCTGTGAGTGTGCTACCCGATTGAGCGTTAAAGGTGTAGTTATTACCTGACTTATCTGCAATCTGTGTGACATTTCCAGCACTAGAAGTAAAGGTAGTCTGATCGTCCATATCGAGCCACAAACGAGTAGTAATCGATGATGGATCCCAAGCGGCGTTTGTAGAACCGCTGATAGCGAGTTGCATCTCATCAGCAAATGCCTCACCTATATCAAACATATCATTTACGCCATTACTGTTAGTGTCAGAACTTCCTTCTGCGGCTCGCCCTACATGGTTTTGAGAAGCACTATGTCCGTAGGTTGCGGAATCCACGATCCCAACATATGCATCTGCATTAGCAACAGGAGTTAGGTCTGTGCCGTATCCTATTTTTGTTATGACTACAGGGAATTGAGATGTGTTAGATACTCCGTATGAATTACCTAGTACCGTGCGTACTGCTGCTATAAATGTATTAAGACCACTAACTGAAGCACCGCTCTCTCCTTGCCACCATATCATTCCCTTAAAATTCCAAGAGTAACCCGCGTTGGTCAACTTGGTGGTGGCATCGGATAGTGCGGAGAGTAATCCTCGATAGCAGTCACCCTCGTTTGTGCCTGTGGCGGTGGTATCCCAATCGGAAAGAGATGTGCCAGCGTTAAGGGTGGATGCACCAACTGCGTATTTAAGTATACCGATTGGTTGAGTTGTTAAATTGATTGTATTTGCCCGACTAACGAAGCCAAGCTCAGGGCCAAAGCTAGGTGAGTTGACTAGATTATTACCATCTCCTTTTGTGCTTCCAGCTACCAGCGATGTTGCCCAACTAGAATAGTTCTGTGTGGATTCGGCGTTAGAAGTTTGGGTATGCCATGAGGTATAGAACAGTCCGTCCTGTGTCGCCTGTGCAGACGATAGATCAGATACATCAGCGTGACCGTGTGCATTCGATTGACCCGCTAATATAAACAGATCAATTGTTTGGTTAGTTATTACGGAGTTGTCGAATGTACGATACCATACACCGTTATAAAAGTAGGACATCGTGGGCGTTCCGCCTATTGTACCATCTGTTACTAGAGCATTTGTTCCGGCTGTAGCGGCAAGTGGTAGGTTGGCTTTCGTGTAGCTGTTTATCTGTATCCCATCCTGTCCGTCAACTCCATCAGCACCCGCTGGCCCTGTAGCTCCTGTTGGCCCTTGAAACTGACTAAGCGTATTCCACGCATCGACACCGTTTCCTATCTTGAGTATCTGATTGTCGTAGTCGAAGCCCGGTTCCCCAACGCTCAGGACGGGGTTCTCCGTACTCCATTCTGTTGCGCTAGAACGTCTTAGAAAAATCCTTTGAATACTCATATTATGCTGATAAGTCGGCGTTACCGCCATTTACACTCGTAAAAGTCCCCGTTAAAATCTCAGCCCTACCGCCTTCAATAATACCTTGTTGCTCCGCTTCAAGCGTCGTTACCCGCCCGTCAATCAACGTAATGTTCGTTTCGTTCGTGTCCATCTGCGTAGTATCCATAGCTCCGACCCTAGCCGCAAGCGTCCGTTGTTGATAAACGAGCGGATCTACTATTCTTCTCCTACGGCGTGGTAACGGCATCTAGCACTTCCAGCGACGCAACGCCAACGCTTTTCTAGTCGGCTTACCTTTGCTGTCCTTCATCGGCCCCTTAACTCCGCTCATACGCGCACAGAACGACCGCTTGCGTGGCCCTCCTTTCGGTTGTGGAGCCTTTAGATTAGAGCCTGTCTTCGCGTTGTAATACGCCCGTCCCTTGGCAGTTAAACCGCCCTTCTTGGACTTATGCTCTTTACGAAGTGATACTCCTTTAGCCATTCTTCTTTTTCTTTTTAGGGAAGCCCCGCTTCATGTTCGAGTATGACTTCGCTGACACGGTAGATTTACTTTTAGGACGGCTGATACCTAGTTTCTTTCTTCTGTTCATGTTTGCATACAATCCTTTTGGCATATCTATTTCCTCACTAATAATTCCATCATACGAT